AGTCTACAGTTGACACCCTCCGCGCAGCAAGCGCCGATTTGGATGTTGACTCAAACGTAAGCCAGACCACACCATACATTTTCTCTCTCGACAACCTGTCGGGATCAAAAGATAGTGGTGCTGTTTATGTTTCCGGTTCGCGTAATGCAACGGCAGTATCGCAGGCTAAGTCACTCTCGGCACTTTATGGTGCAAGCGCAGTGTTGACAGGTTCTACACTTGACTCGGCAGAGGGCCATATTGGTGGATTCAACCAATTTACATGCCTCTTCCACGGTGGTCATGATGGTTTGGATGTAACCGAGAAGGACGCATTTAGAAATGCTGGCTTCAACGCTACACCGACAGAGGTTAACGATTATACTTTCCATACAGTTAAGAGAGCAATCGATACCTTAAGAGACCCGGAGTTCGTAGAGTACAACCTCGCAGCCGTACCTGGTATTACAAATTCTACCCTCACAAGTCACTTGATCGAGACATGCGAAGAACGTGCAGACGCTCTTGCAATCATCGACCTTGAGGGTGATTATGTTCGTACTACAGAGGACACACAAACTTCAGCACAAAGAAGACCAGATGTTGCAGAGACTGTAAGAAATCTCAAGCTTCGTAGCATCAACAGCAGTTATGCTGCTGCCTACTTCCCGTATGTGCAGATTAGAGATACTAACACAGCACAACTTGTGGACATTCCACCTTCAGTTGTCGCTCTTGGAACTATTTCCAACAGTGAGAGAAAGAAGGCTCTATGGTTCGCCCCCGCAGGATTCACTCGTGGTGGATTGAGCGAAGGTGCAGCCGGACTCCCAGTTGTCGGTGTTAAACATCAATTAACCGCAAAGGAACGTGATGACCTTTACGGTGCAAACATTAACCCAATCGCTACATTCCCAGCAGAGGGTATTGTTATCTTCGGTCAAAAGACCTTACAGGTGACACCTTCCGCTCTTGATAGAGTTAATGTAAGAAGACTTCTTATATTCATTAAGAAACAAGTTTCCAGAATCGCCGCAACAACGCTCTTTGAGCAAAACGTACAGGCAACCTGGGACCGCTTCTCCAACCGCGTAGAAACACTTCTTAGTGGTATTAAGGCTGCTCAGGGTCTCGAAGACTTTAGAGTTATCCTTGATTCTTCTACGACAACACCAGAATTAGTTGATAGAAATATCATGTATGCGAAGGTGTTCTTAAAGCCAGCCCGTGCAATTGAGTTCGTAGCACTCGACTTCACAGTCACTGATTCGGGAGCGGCTTTCGATGATTAATTTCACCACTAACTATTTATTGCAAGAGGAGATAAAAACTAATGGCTGAGAAATTTTGGGCAGATGCTAGATTAGAACCAAAGAGAGCACACAGATGGCTCTTGAATTTGGATGGGATTGACGCTTTCGTCATTAAGACGGTAACGAAGCCAAGCTTCTCGGTAAGCGAGACGGCACATTCATTCTTTGGTCATCAGTTTTATTATCCAGGGCAGGTTACATGGAACACAGTAGCAGTTACATTGGTAGACCCAATTGATCCTGATACTTCATTAATGCTCTACAACAAACTTCGTTTGTCGGGATACGATATTCCAGATCGTTTGTTAAGAGAACCTCTCCGTCCGGGCCTGTTCACTCCTTCAAAGGCAGAAGCAACAGACGCACTTGGTGGTAAGGTAAAATTAAGGCAAATTGGCACAGTTGATGATGTACCAAATCAGGTTGTTGAAGAGTGGCAACTTTTCAATCCATGGATTCTTGACGTAAACTTCGGTAGTCTTGACTATGCGAGCACTGATATGGTAGAGATTTCAATGACACTTAGATATGATTTCGCACAATTAATCGCAAAACCATAATTAAGTTAAGAGGAATATATGTCAACTAGAAATAATGAAGACCGAACTGGTGCAGTACCTTCAGAGGATACACCAGTTACAACAAACACTAATGCTCATGGCTCAGGAGACGCTTTTTCCTATGTGGTACCTACAGAACATGTAGAACTACCATCAGAGGGAAAGTATTATCCAGAGGGTCATGTTTTACATAATCAACAAACTATTGAAATAAAATATATGACAGCAAAGGACGAAGACATTCTTACTTCTCCTTCCCTTCTTAAGAAAGGACTTGCGCTGGATAGGTTGTTACAGAGCGTAATCGTCGATAAAAGCATTAAAGCACAAGAACTTTATGTTGGGGACAAGAATGCCCTTCTGGTATCTTCCAGAATCACAGGCTACGGGTCCGATTACAATGTAACAGTTACTTGTCCGATGTGCGGAACAAACTCAAAATCCGATTTTAATTTAGAAGAATCAAAGAAGATTAAACATACAGAAATATGTGAAGGGGTTCAGCATGTTAGAGGAGACCTTTTCTTTACTGTGTTGCCGAAAACACAAGTGGGGGTAGAGTTTTCTCTCTTGACAGGCGCTGATGAAAGAAGAATAGTTCAGATGACAGAGGCAAAGAAGAAGAAAGATCTTCAGGAAACCCCATTGACTGACCAACTTAGAATGGTTGTGAGAACAGTGAATGGTTCCAATCGCCCAGAAGATATTAATAACCTAGTCATGAACATGCCAGCCTTAGACGGAAGACACCTTCGAAAGATGTTTGCCTCCGTATCTCCAGATATCCAATTGGTCAATACACACACTTGCGGAACCTGCGGTGAGCAGGAGGAGGTTGAACTGCCCTTGACGGCAGAGTTTTTTTGGCCTAAACAGTGAATATATGGAAAACGTTTATGAACAGTTCTTTTTCTTAAAATACCACGGTGGTTGGAGTTTCACAGAAGCGTACAATTTACCGCTTCGAATCCGCCGTTGGTTCATTGAGAGACTGACTAAACAAATGAAAGACGAAAAAGACGCAATTGAAAAGGCATATAAAAAGTAGAAGATGCTAATTATATGTTAGAGGACTATGTTATGGAAAACAATGGTGAAATCCAAAAGCAGGTTATTGACCTAGGATTAAGAAGAAACGGCACACTTGAGGAGAATGCATATACTCAGATGGGTGCTCAATTAGGATACGCTCTAAAACAGATTCTAGTGGGTGTAGAACCCTTCTTAGACGTCCGGGGTACAACTGGTGAGATCGCAGCCCTTTCGGCTGCTCTAGGCATGGAGAAGCGCCATTTAGAAGACATCATAAAGTATGGTGCCAACAGTCCTCAAGCAAGAAGAAGTCTTGGAACAACAAATCAGGCAGCATCCCGCTTTCAGAAAGTCACTGGTATTCCTTGGCCGTTCTCCTCATAGGGACTAACAAATGGCCAATGGACCAATAGATTACAGTAAGTTATTAGACGCACAGCAACAGTATCTAAAAACCCAAACAGAGATTGCTGAAGCCACTGGGCAAATATATAGTGACGCTGAAAAAGCAAATGCTGAGGAACTGGTTGCGTTGCAACAAAACCAAGAACTCTTGAGGGCTACTTTTCAGGAAAAAGAAAAGTTAAGAGAACAAGCAAAGAAGTTAGAGGATAAGGCCAAAAACAGCAAGAAGTTAAGTGAAGAAGAGAGGGAGGTCTTGAGACAGAGGGCTGCAACTATACGAGAAATACAGCTTCTGAGTGCGGAAGGTCTTAAGACTGCCCAAGAAAAGTTAAAAACTGAAATAAAAACAACACTAGAAAAGGCAAAACAAAAGAAACTCGACGACGATGCACAAAAGAAAATGGATGGCTCAGTTAAGAAACTGGCAGCAATGGTTGGGTTCGGTACAAAGTTCGAAGACACCATGTCAGGTGCCTTCGCAAACATGCTATCTGGCTCAGGAAGTTTAGTGAAGTCTCTCAAGGAACTCGACCTAGGCGGCTTCCTAGCAACTAATTTTGAACAGTTGGCTATGGGAACTGATAAACTTACTTCTGGGTTTGTAAAGGGCACAGGAGCCACAGGCGGCCTTGCAGGTGCAGTACAAAGCGGTGCTGATGGGCTTAGGCAGATGGGTCTAGGCATGGATAGTGTTTTTCAAGCCGCTGATAGTTTGACTGACGGAATAACTGCGTTCCAAACAGGAACAAGAGCAGCACAAGAAGACTTGTCTTTATTCTTTGGTGTCTTGGTCAAAGCCGGAATAGGAGGACCAGGAGCGACTAAAGCATTTCAGATCTTTAACATGGGAATGGGCATGTCGGCTGAAGCGAGTAAAGCAGCAACAATAGAAATGGTTCAGTTCGGTCGTGCACTTAACATGAATGTTAATGCGTTTATGGCTGATTTCAATGCCTTGGCCCCAACATTGATCGCACATGGCGATAAAATGGAACAGGTTTTCAAAGAGTTGGCAGTGACATCTCAGCAAACCGGTATCAGTATGCAGAACTTAATGGGTGTTTCACAACAGTTCGACACATTTGAAAGTGCTGCATCATCAACCGCTAGACTTAACTCAATTCTTGGTGGGGCTTATTTAAATTCTGTCGAGATGGTTTTTGCCACAGAGTCAGAAAGACTATTAACATTGCAGAAAACTTTAAGTTTAAGCGGTAAATCATTCGATGACCTCGGTCGTTTCGAGAAGAAGGCTCTTGCAGCAGCCGGTGGATTCTCCTCAGTAGCGGAAGCCTCGAACTTCTTCAATGCAAGTCTCGAAGTTAATACCGCACAAATGGAAGAACAAGCAGAGAAACAGGCAACAATGGAGCAACTCGCTAGAGATGCCACACCAATAATGGAAGAACTCACCATGGCAATCCAAGGGATGTTCATTAATTTGGAACCTCTAATTGGAGCGATGAGCAAGTTTGTTGGAATGCTTGCTAGTGTTTTATCCTTTGGCGGAGGATCAGTTGGTATGTTCCTCGCTATATCTGTTGCTGTGGGAAAACTTGCAGTATCCATGAAGGCTCTAGGGATCGCGTCCCGTATAGTTAGTAGGACAGCAATCGGAGCAGCAATAGGTCTTGGTCTCATGGGAATTGGTTCTTTGATCTCTGCAAACTCCGGCAGCGAAAGTTCAGGCCCAAAAGGTTTTGCAACAGGAAAATCAGCATCTCTAGCCGCTGGCCCAGACATGGGTGGTGGTATGACTATGGCAACTGTGCACAAAA